CCGCTACTCGTGGCGGCCGTAGTAGAAGCCGGTAACGTGGCGAGTCCTGCAGAGCTACTACCGCTTACGGCAACAGCAGCACCAATGGCTGTACCACTGGGAAGAGCCACTCGAGGGCAGTAGCCTTCGATCTGTACCCAACCGAAGTTACCGGCCGGAAGGTCTACTAGTGTAATACCGGCAAAGCCACCCTGCTTGGTACCGATGCTACTGGTCGTACCGTTGGTGGCCGGAATACCGGTAACTGTGGCACTAACCACGTAGCTAGTGTTGAGGCCGTCGGCCTTGACCAGATAGCTACCACCACTGGCGGCTACACCGACGTAACGCGAATTTTCGTCGGTCCATACAGTGACCCAACCACCACTAATGGTAGTTCCGGTACCGTTGTAGACGTAGGAGTAACGAGCACCGTCGGGGCCTGTGAGAGTCTGGTTGGCAGCTGCACCACTGATCGAAGACAATGCCTGGCCAACACCCGTGTTAGTACCGGCAGTACCACCAGCGTCATAGCCCTGTGCGGCAAAACCGGCAAGACTGTAAGTGGTAGGAGTGGTACTCACTCGGGACAATAGTCCGAGGAAGCTTGTATTAGCACCGGCTGCCTGGTTGTTGATACCCGAACTGGCCTGGGCCGGAACAAAGGTACCACTGGCGATGGCCGTAGTGTAACCACTGATCGTGTCTAGGTTGACGTTGACGACCTGGATGACATTTTGTCGAGCGCCTAGACTAATGCGTCCGAATGTCTCGGCATCAACAACATACTGTATACCGGGGACCATCTTGCGGTGGTCCGGGAGAATAGCTTGGCCGACACCCGGCTGCAGCTGAATAACGAATGAACGAGCTGACATTTTAGTTCATTACCTTTCTTATTGGTAAGTAGTTTCTTTGCGGGAACGATACATAATAGTGATCGTCTTCGGGATGGTCATGGTACCGATCTGGACCATTTCATCGATCTGTACGTTAGTTACTACACAACCCTGGTAGGTGATTATACGCTGACTACCGTTGGGGTTTCTAATGGTTTTTGTGCAAGTGACCTCACCTTGAGCGAGCTGGGCCTTGAACACATCCAAGAGGTCACCGGCGTTGGCAAATCCAGCACCGAGTTGTGCCCACACTTCAGCATTCCATAGTTCAAGGAACGTGATTTGTAGAGTTCCTGCAGTTAGAGCAGCTGGGATAGCAATTTCTACGGGGTACTCACTGTCTAGTGGCTGTACAGCTTGAGGCTGAGCAACAGGCTGAGGACCTGTCTCTTGAATCATCTGTGCGTAAGCCAGTGGTGTCCTTCTGTAGGTAAAACTAGTGTAGCCACCACCTACACGATAAGTTGAGTTAGCCATTTGTTCTCCTAGTAGGTAGTATTGTTGCTAGGGTTGTTCCCGTAGTTTATCTGACCCGTCTGAGTATTGAGACTAAACGTTACCTGTAGGTAGTTAATCGGGTAGGTCGGAGCATACTGGAACGAGATGTTAAGTGTAGTGGGGGATGCCGGATTAACGAGATACTCTAGGTTGTTGTAGCTCTGGATAAGTCCGCTACTAACCAAGTTAATAAGAGTAGAGTGTACAGTACCTACAGCAGCACTAATGGTACTAGGGGTCATAGGACTACCGGTAACGCCACTCGTGTCTAGTGCATTCTTGATCTCACGAGCCAACTGGTCACCGATCGCGTTAATACTGATCTCCTGGGTAAGCCAGGTACTAACGTTGGTAGTTAGTCCTTGTAGAATCCAGAGGTTGCCATCACGCTTTTGTCGTACTACCGAAACTCCGTAGGGTAGGTAGCTGCTTTGTGCATCGAGTAGACTAATCTGGTTCGGGATCGAGACGAAACCGTTGACCACCTTGTTAGTGACCGGAGTAGCAACATTGGGTTGTCCTACAAAGACACCGGCCACAGCAGAAGCCAAGTAGTAACCAGGGACAGCTACAGTAGTGTTGGTGTTACCGTTGGCTGGGTTAATGCCCGGGTTAAAGATTACGCTACCCGGATATACTACGGTGGCCCTAGTATTGTTGAAGCCGCTTACAAATGCCTGTATATTGTTACTGGTAATCTGGTTACTAGTACCGTCAATACCCAAGAACGCTCTCTGGTAGGTTCCGTAGGAGGCCATAGCGTTGAGGTAGTTGTTAATGCCACTGCCTACAGTATTGCCCGATACCGAGCTCTGTAGAACACCGTTAGTGGTGAACCCGTAGAGGGGATTCACTACGTCCACACCCACTAGGTTACCGAGTCGAGTAATGTCACTACCGGCAGTTACTGGTGTAAATGCACGAACCCAGTCACTGTCAGAAGCAGTTGATATACCACTACTACTTACACGAGCAACTGGTAGAACGCTAACCGAGTAGGCTCCGTTGAGGAACGCTAGGTACGCAGCTAGACTTACGGAGCTGTTGATGGTACTACCACTTACAGGAGGACCGAACAAGTTGCCCATTTGGGTGTAACTAGTAAAGGTTCCATAGCCACCAAATTGGTGACTGTAACTGACACTAACGGTTCCGGTAGCACCGACATACTGTGTTCCACTACCCGAAGTTAGACCGGTAGCACCGTTACCACTAAGCGTAGTATTGAGTACCGTGAAGGTATTGCCAGTAGACGAGTAGAGCGGAAAGGTGCCGTTAAAACCACTTGACGTACCCGTTAGGGACGTAACAGTGACATTCTGTCCGATAAGAGTAATATTGTTGCTACTACCCGAGTAGGTCCAAGTAGTACCGTTACCCGTGACCGAAGTAATGGTCGTCGATGTTGTAGTAGCGCCAACGGTACTAATACTGGTAGTGGAGCCACTGGTCGAGAGGGTGTAGCTAGTTCCGGCTGTCCCCGTGATAGTGACTGTACCGTTCAGCCAAGTGACCACTGGAGTTACACTACCCGAGTTTATTACCATGGGGGTAGACAGTGCTCCAATTGACGCTCCATTGCTGGGAACATTGTAGAACGTGTCGGTTGCGGTACCGGTCACTACGACATCGGCTACTAGAGCGATATTGAGCGATGTAGTACTAGAAGTGTTGAGGGAGGTTCCACTCTGGGATACATAAACACCCGGAACCTGGTAAGTATTGTTAGCCATAACTTCTCCTTCGTTACATCAGTGAGATGTAGATAGAGTTACAATGTAGTGATCTTAAAAGTCAGGTTCTACCTTGAACCGCTTATTGTTACAACTTGTGGAACCATAGTGCCACTTACGTTGACTGCTGTAATGTTGGGGATACCGTAGTTGTACTTGTTCTCGAAGAAGTCACCGATACAGTTCATGCGTATACTGGCTTCGTAGGTGAGTTCTTCGGGACTAAAGGGAGTTCCGGCACTGACCGTGTCTCCCAGAGGTGTAAACGTGTCTGGTAGGAAAGTAAGGCCTACTAGATCATTATTGCTAATACTACTGTAAAAAGCACTACTAGCCGGACTACCAGCTCCCATTAGTATCAAGTTGGCTACCGAGTCGTAGAGTCGGTCTCTTTCTTCAGAGTGTAGAGCCATGATTTGTAGATCTACACTGCCCTCGAAGTACAACATACGGCTACTAGTGACACCCGGATAGTTGTGCCCACTTATGGTTACTCCACCGGACACCGGTGTATAGGCGTCGGGGTTCAGTCCCTGCCACTGTACCTTGCTAATGCGGAACTGCACAAAAATGCAAGGCCACTCTACCTCTTCAAGCGGGTACTCGATGGTTATGTTGTTGGGTACTAGATCTAGGCTATTATTGACGGGACTACTGGAGAGTTGGTTAAAACCCGCCACTAGAGCCTCTATAACTGTAGTCTTTACGGCGGTAGTAAGCATCTAGTAGCCCAGGAAGAATTCTAGTATGTCGTCTTTGAGAGGAGTCTGGTTTAGTACCTGTATTATCTTGTCGTAGGTGAGAGTCTTGTTCCACTCGGCAATGCTTAGCTCAAGACTCTTGCCCAGGAAGTTCAATGGATCTCTATTGGGGTAGACCCATTGGTATTGACTCTTGGCTACCTGACCAGTCTGAGGAAGTCGAGTAATGATTCTTCTCTGGCCGATGGTACTGGGACTAGCTCTACGAAAGATTATGTCACCACTGGCCGTACGAATGGGGATAACACGACCAGACAAGTCGTCCATTTCATAGCCTTTGATGCCTTGGTCTTGGTAGTACATATAGCTTACCTTGTCAGGTATCTCTACTCCAGTTGCTCCCCGAGAGTAGACAGGCAGTATGTTGGCTAGACCTCGTCCAGTTTTACGTGGCCCGATAAACTGAGCAATCTGTACGGTACGACTGGCTATTTGCTGTGCTACCGAGCTGGGCATTTCTATACTCATATCACGGGCACCGAGTAATAGGGGTGGCTGGGCCACAAGTTCTCTAGAGTACAGGTTTGATTGACTATCTTGGTCGAGTCGGCACTTACACCGGGCCCAGTTCTAATAGTCTGAACCCCTACGGTACTAACTTGGAAGTAGTAGCCGAAACTAGTGGGGCTACCATTGCTCCAAGAGTCCACTCTCACTACGAGATCACCGGTTCGGATCTGGGGGAACCACGAGAACTGTACGCTAGGGTTTTCTTTCCAAAACTGACCAGTTTGTAGATTTTGACGAGATTCTGGAGTATCACTGGCCAGCATATAGAGGTGGTAGCAAGTGGGCTTAAAGCCGCCGGTAAAAGTGGTCCCGTAGCAATCGGGGCAATAACTGTTGCCGCTCTGTCGGTAGACTTGACTCACTCTACTCTGTACACTACTATTGGGGTTAGTGGGGTCAGGACTATCTTGACAAGTTTGACAATAGGTCACTAGTCCGGCCTTGGCGTCTTCTGCACGCCAAAGTAGTCTAACAATACACTCTTCACCGTACCACTGCAAAGTCTCGTCGTGAAACCTTTGCTGGTTAATTTCGGCGTAGATGTCTCTCTGTCTTACGACCAGTAGAGGGCTTTCTAGCTGAGTACTAAGTCCACCTGAGCCACTAACCACTGGACCGGGTACAGGGTCGATGGGACTAATTTGTGGCGGAACAAAGGTCATACTCCACCCATATTGACGGCAGCATACATAAAGTGTGGACGAGCCGGGTTAACGAACATACGAGGAATAAGACCACCGGCAACCAAGAGACTTCTCTTGCTTCCGACCATAAACTGACGCTTCATCTGTCGGAGTTGTTTGTCGGCCACTTCCTTCTCGAATAGGTAGAGCTGCCACCAACGGTTATAGTAGTCTCTACGGTCCATCCAAGCTGCTGTCATGCCCTGAGGAGTGGGTTGCTCGATGTAGTTACGAGCAATGTGCTTGAGGAAGTTGGCGTAGGTTTGACTGGCCAAAACTCCGTACCAGTTACTGGGGAACGGCTTTTGAGCCACTAGACCGATCTCATAGGGCGGCATAAAGACGGGCTGGAACTCGTTGTTGATGTAGTCTATGGCTTCAGTGCTCATTATCATGGCTACATCTTCGTAGATGTTAAAACCGCTCTGGATAGTCTCTTGTAGGTACGGACCACCCGAAGTACTATCGAAGCTTCTGTCTAACCGGTGTACAATATTGACCACTAGTTGCTTCTCGTCGCTTCCTAGGGTTTCCCAGAACGGCATTTGATCAGTGATAACGAAACGATCAGGGTAGATACCGGCAACTCCGTTGACCGTATAGGTCCATACTGCACTGTAGTTGCCCACTACACTACTACCACTGGCCGTAAGAGGAAACTGGTAAGTCCCCACTCCCTCTACAGTACTAGTTCCTACCATGGTCACCGTATTGGTGTCAGTATTGGTGATGGTTACCGTTGGCGGAGTGTCAGCGTTGGTGGGGGTACCCTGAACGTTGATGACTAGACCGATTGGATCTGTACTGTATTGTGGGACGGGGAACGCTCTCATTAGGCTATACCGGTAACCTTGATGTACATAGTGCGCAAGTTGAAGTCGTTGTTTCCGCCACCGGTTCCATTATTGTGATAGCTTACGAAGCTAATGGAGTAGGTTTGGTTGGGGTCAAAACCGGTTAGTGTGTCTAGTATGGTCCAAGTAGTGGGGATAGTAGTATTGACGTAAAAGATTTGATTAGCGCCACTGGGTCCAGCTGTGAGAGTACCCGAAACTAGTGAGAAAGTTTGTAGATTCAGGTTACATAAGCCGCCTGAAGATGTAGCATTTACGGCCCCGTTAATAGACACTAGGTAGCTAGAGTAACCGGTTGCGTATACAACACCAACTCCCCAATAGTAGTTTTGGGTAGACGTAACAGTTAGGTTGTCACTGTATGATGGAGTAAATACTTTGACCGGGTTGGCCCAAACTGTGGACCCACTTACGGTGACTAGGGTCTGTCCGTTGCTCCCTGCTGTAATATCACTATAGGCCAAAGTATTACCGGGTCCGATAGTACTGCCACTGATGGTAGCTCCACTAATGGTGCTGTTGATTATGCTACTACCCGTAATAGTGGCTACAATGTTTCCACCACTAATAGTGCCACCGTTGGTAATAGTACCACTAAATGTTCCACCACTATGGGTACTGTAGGTGACGTTAAGCCCACTAACCGTATTGGTAAAAGCAGCTCCACTAGTGCTAGTGCCTACTAGTACTTGACCTGAGGCTGGTGTTGGAAAGTCGGCATTGGCGATCTGATTGGATAATCCAAAGTCACTGACCAAAGGACCAGTTAGCCAGGCAACCCCTGTACCCGTAACGGCCGTAGTGTTCTCTTGGGCTCGAGTTACGGTAGCAACGTTACCACTAGTAATGGCTGTAACATAGGCAATTTCACCGGCTTGACTACTACCGAAGTAGCCGGGACTCAGTATGATGGGCATATAGGACCCGTTGGGGATAGACGGCCCAGTAATACCTGTCATGGTCACTACTGTACCAGCAGTAGCAGTACTTACAGTCCCCGATACTATTCCACTATTAAAGTTGGCCCTGATTCTAGCCACACTGTTCTCCTAGATCTACTTGATGTCTTTGGGGTGGTGTTGAGTTCTTACCACTGTGGGGTCGAAGGCTAGGAAGGTTTGCGGGTGTCTACCGTCGTAGCCGTAGCCTCGGGAAGGTACACTAGTGGGTCGATCAACCCAACAGTAACTGGGGTCTCCCTGCTGGCCAAAACTGGCCGTAAGTATGTCTCTACCACCGTCTTTGGCGTGAACCTCTACAACGATGGCAGCATGACTTCCTGTACCTGTACCGTAGACGACGATGTCACCCGGATGAACATAGTTGATATTGTCGATGTGTCTGCCATTGGCCAGTAGTGTGCCAGTGTAGCCTGTGTGGTTGTATTTCTGACCGTTGGGGTCATGCATACCGGCGAGAGAGTAGCAAACTGTTACAAAAGCCGAGCAGTCAGCAAAGAACGGGTACTTAAGAGGCCAAATCGCCTCCTCAGACATTCTTTGAGCACCTTCGGTGTAGATGTACTTGTTGCGGCTAATCTTGTTGTCGTTGACAAAAAAATTGGCCCACTCTACTGCTACTGGGCGTCCGTCTACTGCTATTGGTGTAGTCACGAGAATCTCCTTCGTAGAAACACTAGTCTGTTCTAGACCTTCGAGTACATTACTGACACAAAAACGGCCCGGGGAGTCGCCCGGACCGCTCTTGCTGTTTTGATGTTGGGTTATTACGACTGCTGACGGTAGGTGCGCTTTTGACCCGACTGGTAGAGGTTACCACTGTAGGTAGCAAAGTAACCATTATACTGTTGGGTTTCGCTGACATTGGTACTGATCTGACGAACTTGCTTTTGCTCTGTACGAGTAGTGTCCTGAACAATAGCGCCGATGCCGCTAACCGGGTAGACGTGTGCCGTGGCATCATCGATCCAAGTAGGAGTAGCGTTGGGAGTACCGGCGTAGTTGGGGAAGGCAACTGAAAGGTTACTGGCAGTGGCCGAAGGGAACTGACCACTGTTAAAACCACTACCACTGAGTGTAGTGTTGGTGATTACAAAACCACTAGCCGTCGAAGCAGTTACGGTACCACTACCACCAGTGAAACCACTGATTGTCGTACCTGTAACCGTACCGATGGTAATGACCTGCCCGACCGAGAACGGATACTGCATACCGCTAACTGTGCCACTCCAGGTCGTACCAGTACCGGTAAGTGCCGTAAGGGTACCCACGGTTTGTAGTACTACGTTGGTAAGAACCGGTGTAGTACCGGCACCGTTATTGACCGTGAGACCTGCACCACTCGGGACCACGATGGTCGTTGTAGTACCACCGATGTAGTTGGCACCACCGGCGTTGACGTAGAACGGAATACCGCTAAGTGCCGTAGCTGCCAAAGTGGCCACTAGACCACTAACCTGAGTGGTCGGTGTTAGAACGGAGGTAACCTGAGTATTGCTACCACTAATGGTGAAGTTGGTGTTGGTGCTGGGAACTGCCAGTTCCAGTACACCACTAGTTGTGCTGTAGGCGTTGACTAGGATGGCCGGGTCAATGCCCTCGTACCAGGGGTTTGAGCCACCACGACTTACACTGCGTAGTGTCTGCTTGGCCTGGACTTCAGCTGCGAAGTTGGGAGTAGTAGCCATATTAGAATCCTCTCACGGTTGTGTTGTACTGGTCGTTCTGGAAGACGAAGCCGGTATTGTTGCTTCCGCCGTAACCGTTACCGCTAGTAGTGGGCTGTGCATAACCACTGACCACTGTACCCGGGTAGGTCTGCGGCAAATATGGACCAAACCAGTAACCGGCACCAGTACTCAGAGTATTGACGGCAACACCCGACGGGACAATGGCACGAACGGCACCCTCGTCGGCTACTTCTGGACTAGCGGCCTCGACCGGAGCCTCTGCCTTCTTTTTGGTTTCGTCGCTCATTTAAGCTCCTTGTAGAGGTGGAGCTTTTACTCCACCAGTTAAACGTTCTTGGGTTTGGGGGTATTACTCCCTTGCCAGACTTGCTCCCAGGTTTGGCTTGGACCCTTGGGCTCTGCTTCATCGGGCAACGGGATCTTGTACATACCGTTGTTGTCCGAAGCTCCTGCGTTAAGACTTTCACGCAAGTGGTCCAAGTGACTTTCACTGTGACTGGTTTCGTCCTGCAACTCACCGATTCTTTCCATGGCCTCGTCATCAGTGAGGAAACGAATGCGACCACGTTGTACTGCTCTTAGGACGTAAGCGTCCCTACGAATTGCTTCGTCGATAGTCTGGATACTACCGTGGTAACCGTTGCCAGATAGCTTAAAGCTACCCTTGGCACTAGTAAATACCGTACTAGAAGACATGAGATTCTCGATCCAACCATTGGTCTCGATACTCTGCATGCCCTCAAACGAGATTTGGGCAGGGGTTCTGGCCTTGCTCAACTCTACGGGATCTGGACGGTGCTCTTCGAAATGACCACCAAGATCGGCAACCGGAACCGGCTGACTCTCTCCGTTATCACCACTACGAGATACTGTCTTTGACATTTTTATGCTCCTTGCTTCAAGGGAGAGACCGTCTCTCCTGGCAGGATAAATTCCGGGGAACCTATCAATACCTAGTTTACAACATCAAGGGTATTACATTCTCCGAAGATCTGGGCCCCATATCAGCAGACGGTAGCCCAAATCCTCTTGAGACTACTACTAGGCCTTGACGATCTTGCCGAGACCACGGGGGTTAAGGACGATCAGCGAGATGAGCTCGTCCATGACCCAACCCTTGTGGAACTTCTCAGGGGTGTGGTTCTCTTCGACGTCGAGACTGTACATGACCGGCATAACACCGAGGAACTCAGGACTTGGGGTCATGTAGACCGTACCCTGAGGAACCTCGATACTACGCTGGACCTGGAAGCCACCGAACTGAACGATACGCTCACCGGCGACAACGCGGTCCTTGAAGGCCCAACCGGTCTGGTTGATGTCCCACTTGTAGAGGTCACGGTAGTCGATGGGGTTGAACAGAAGACGACTGGCCTCCAACTGGTGGACCTCGATGAGAGCGACCAGGTCGTACATCGAGTCAGGTGTGATGTAACCCGAAAGCTCGTTGACGATGTGGTTGGGGCTGACGACGTGGTTCGGGTCAACGGCGTAGTTGTTGATGGCAGCCTCGAGCACCGTGATAAGACGGGCGTCTTCCTGCATCATGATGGCCTGCTTGGACATGTCCTGAGCATACTCTACGATGTTAACGCGAAGGTACCAGAGGTCTTCCTTCTTGATCTGTGGAAACGTGGCGATACGGAACAGGCGGACCGGAACCTTCTTGCCTTCGAACGGCGTTACGCGAACTTCACCCTCGTTACCCGAGAGGATGTAGGCTTGGCCGTACTCGTCCAGGACGTCGTACATGACGGGGACACCCGGGGTTAGTGGGTCTTCCAGAAGAACGTTACGGGTCATACCCTGGTAACGAAGCTTCAACTGGATAGGACCGATCATACCCTGGCCCAAGCGGACCATGTAGTTGTCCTTGTCAGCAAGGATACCAGCTAGACGACGCTGCTTCTCCTCACGAGTAGCGGTCTTGCGACCAGTGGCGGAAGCGAGACGCTCTTGAGCCTCGACAATGCCGGCCACATAGTCGTCCGAGCGCTTGGCCGTACGGGGAGCAAGATGCTCGGCGACGGCTCCATTCGGCATAAGTGTACTCATTGTATTTATCCTTTCAAGGGAATTAAGCAGTAGCACCGAACGGTACTAGGCGGACAACGATTTGCGTGGGGCTGATCACGTCGATGAGCTCAGCAACCGGAACGGCACCAAGAGTAGCGCTAGTACCAGAGGCCGTGGTGAGCTGACCGGGTGTACCACTCGAAGTGTATAGAAGCACACGCTGACCGGTACCGCTAACCGAGTAGGCAACCGTGGTGTCGAACGCCGGAGCAGTTAGCGTGAAGAAGGCGTTAGCGCCACCCAGCCAAACGGCCCAAGTGTTGACGCCGACCTGAGTCACGTCGTCGATGTTGGGGTTGCGGTCGAGAGCACTAAGGCCAAAAGGCTTGGCGCTACTGCCGATGCTACCACTGGCTAGAGCCACGGTGTCAGGACCTGTACGGTACATGACCATGCCCGAGTAGATGTTGTTAGTGTCTGTCGGGTCCAGGAATGTGTTGTATGGTGTAGCCTCGTACTTTTCGTACAATGGAGTGCACGTACGGTGTACCCCAACGTTAGCTACGCTGTTGAGTTGCAGCATTTTTCTTTCTCCTTGTAGGGGATCTGGTTAAAGTGTCATCAGCCAATCGTCAGAACTTACGTCCTGGCGAGTAACTGCTGAGGCCGTCGTCATACGACCCATTTCGGGCAAGCGACTACCGATGCTTGCTACCTTTTGGCTCCGGGGTTGACGAGCCCCAGACTCTTCGAGCATCGTCAGGCTAGTCTTGAAACCCTCAAGCTTAGCATCCGACATTTGCTCAAATTTGGCGATGTGCTTTGCACGGTCACCTTCTTGGACCATTCCAAGCTTTTCTAGACGCTCTACAACCTGTAGAGCCTCAAAGATCTTTTCACGAGCGGCTTGACGCACTTCCGTGGTACTGGCCACTGTACCGGCGTAACCCATTAGAGCAGGGTTAGTACCGTCGTAGGGCCAAGGGTTGCGGTCGTGGTCTACCTGGGGAGTAACTCCCGTGGAGGCACCGTCGTTGTAGTAGGGGACATAGCCGGCATCCATACCGTTTACATACTCGGGGACTTCCACTTCCGTGTGGTGGTCTGGAGTCATGACCTTCTGTAGGTCCCAAACACCGGCAGCGTCATCGAGGTCACGTACGTCTACGACTTGCAAGGTCTCCTGGTTACCGTTGGTGGCTAGACGGTCCTTGCGAGCCTGGATCTTTTGGGCTACACTAGCTTCCATCTTCTTCTTCTTACCGTCACCATCGCCGTCACTGTCACTATCGCTGTCACCATCACCGTCGTCGTCACCGTCGGCAGCGGTCTTGTTAATGGTGTCAAGAAGACTCTCTAGACCCTCTAGGTTTTTGTAGGCCTGACGGTAGTTGCCGTCAGTGGCCAGATCGTTTTCAATGTCGTTGACTAGACCAGCAATCGTGCCCATGGCGTGAATAACTTCACTATTGTCAGTGGCAGTACGAACAAAGTTGGTGCTTTGAGTGGCGGCCGTGAAAAGATTACCAAAGTCAAAATCTTCTTGGGCGTCAATGGCGTCACGAATCTCACGGCTAGCCTTGTAAACGCTGTAAAGACTGTCATCAACACTGGCGTACATGGGACCTCCCTCGGCCCAGATTGCACTACTACCCTGCTCCCACATGATTTCTCCACCCGGGTCAGCGGCATTGAGGTCGGTAACTTGTAGCTGACGACTCATGGGGGTGTCGGCCACCCAATCCTTGACTTCATTGGCAGCAGGTGGTGCCTGTGTAACACCTACAGCCGGCTCGGTCCCCACTAGAGTTGTCTGGTCATAGTGCTGCTGGATAGGACCCGGAGCACCGCTCTGTTGCCAGGCGTTCCAGGCTGTCTTAGTAAGTTCGTTGTCGAAACGACTCATTTTTGCTCCTCGGGTTGTTCGTCGGAAGATGGATTCTGTGCAGATTGCTGATCTTTGAGTTGTGCATCAGTCTGTAGCATATTGTTCATTCTAGTTACAGGACTGTCGGAAGCCACTAGATCGTCCTGCAATCTGGCTCCCGGAGTTTTTGCTTGCTTAGATTCTAGAAGTTCTTGTAGCTCCCAAAGTCTAGAACTCGATTTCTTGTGCTTCTTCTTGTGCTTGCGCTTGTCTTTTTGTACACTATAAGGACTTAGGAATCTACGTCGTACCTTCATGTCCTTGACTCCGGTACCGTCGATGACTAGCTCCAGGCCCTTGCTCTTGAGTGTATCGAGGTCTCTATGACCACATTCACACTCGAGATCAAAACCTAGCTTACCACAGTTAGGGCACTTAGTGTCCATAACCGAAGTGGGCATAGCATCTAGAAAACTAAAACGTGCTGCTGCTGCTTTTTGATCAATACCTTGGCTTTGTTGCCACTCTTTAATAGCCTCTAGTACCTCGGGACTAATAAACGCACAATCTTCACAAACTCCACTGCGGTAATTATGGCCCTGACACTGTGGGCAATCGCCGAGGACCGTGATATTGATTCTTATTACTTCCATGGCCTCTTTGTAGAGGTTTTCGGAAACCTTAAGAATAGGCATTATCGAGACATCTTCTTTTGTAGTAGCCAGGCACTCTCGTCGGCGGGGTCAAATACAAAACTAAGTTCGAAGAAGTTGGGTCTAATGCAACTTTCGTAGACTAGACTCTCTGTTCTTTTGCCTGACGTATATACCGTGACGGTACGACCCTTGAGACGAGGAATGTGCATACAATACTCTTTGGGCTTGCTAGCGTACTTACCACAAGCACTACAAATTGTACCTTCTACGTCAGCCCCCATGCTAACAGCATTGAGACTTCCCTCCATGATTGCATTGGCCAGCTTGGGGAACGTTACGGCATCTACTTCCATAAGGCAGTAGACACTACCGTCAATGATTCCCGAAGCCAACTTGGTTTCCCGGTAGACTGCATCGAGGATAACTCCACGAGCTCTTTCTGGGTCACTGTTGTTGTGCTCTACGTAGATCGGACGACCCACGAAAGTCTTGTAACTCTTCTTGATCTGGTCTACGGGCCATCCATCGTAGTTGGCATTGACTCTACTACTAATGGCTCTAGAGACTACGTAGAGGTAACCCGAAGCCTCTTTAAAGGTAAAGTCTTCGAAAGTCACCGGATGAAGACGAATATCTTCAGATTTGCTGGAAAGAAGCGAGTTACCGCCCATTAGTCCAACTGAAGGAGATCCGAACTTAATCATATACGGTTCCTCTAATGGAGATCTTCAGGGTTTACATTGTCAGAGTGGTGTGTAATTCCGAGTTCTCGCTCGATCTCGTCGAGTTCATACTTGGCGTGTACCAGTTGGTCTAGAATTTCTCGAGTGTACTCACTGACTTCTAGATGATAGGCGGCCAACTCTGCGGCGATACGGTCACTGCGCTTGGCAGCAATGAGTAGTACACTACCCTGTAGACCAGCCAACATACTTAGTATGAGGTTAAGTCGGAAGAACGGGGCCGGATCCGCTCCGAAGCCACCAGTAACAAGCCAGATACCCATACACGAAGTAAAACCCAGTAGGAAAGTCCAGGTGCCGAGTCCATGACGCATACCGTCAGCAGCTCGTTCTCCGATGGTTCTATCGGTACCGGTCTTGCTAACGGCTGGGTGGAACTCCCAGTGGCTTACCTTGCCCACTTAGTCCTCCCTGGCGTTAAGGCCTCGGTGGTACCCTTCGTGCTCTACTATGCGTTCTCTGACTCGGTCGATTTGGTGATGGAGTGCGTCTTGACCGTCACGTAGTTCTTCTACGATCTTCTCGATCTTGTTCCACTGGTCCTTACTGCTACTGCCACTATTGGGTTGATGATCTTTGACTAGTACTTCAGAATCAGCCTGCAGTAGATTGAGTTGGCCTTTGAGTTCGTCGATCTTTTTGTCTTGATGACGAGTAAGTACCTTGTAGATAATTCTACCGGCAGTGGCCAAGGCAGCTACGGCAAAACCTACATTGGCTATGTAGCCGGCCCAGTTATTACTGGTGTTGAAAAAACTTGCTAGTATCACTCTTCTTCCAACTTTTCGTAGATACTGTTGGAAAGGTCTAGCTTATTGGCGTTGCGTGCCTTGAGTCCTTCGCCCTCTTTAATAATTTCGAGCTTTACTAGAGGACTAGTCGAGTTGATGTAGCCTACCTTGCGTACCGAAGAGGTCTTGGGAAAGATGCTCGGGGTCTCATCATTAAATAGAGTGCTCATACCACTCTAGTTACACCCAGAGTATATTACATTATCTAGAGGCCAGCTCCGGTAATGTGTGGAGCACTAGACGCTGTTCCTCCACCCTGCCCGTCCTTACCAGCATCGTCGGCAATAGGGTTGCCCTCGGGGTTTGGAGTAGTGGTAGGAGTAGGAATAAAAGCATCTTCATTATTGTCATCGATGATACTGGCTAGATGCTCTTTGAACTCGTCTTCTGAGAACTTCTCGTAGCTATCGTCCACGATGATCTTCATGCCCTTGGCCAGCTTCATGCGCTTGCGCTTCTTCTGTTCGGCCGGAACCGAGAACTGCATACGACCGCCATAGGTCACAGTCTCGAAGGGTTCGTCGTCGAAATCGTCGTCCCAGCCACTAACACTGGCCGTCTTCTTCTTGGGGCCATTCTTGGGACCCTTCTTGGGGGCCTTGGGAGCGTTGGCTCTTTGCTCGTAACTGATCTCGGGTCGTTGACGTTGCTCTGGGCTCTGGATAGGCCCACTCGGGTACATTTCAGGAATACTACTAACGTCACTAGCGGGTCCGGCACCCGTCATATTGGGTGCGGCCGGCATACTGGTTAGACCGGCCATGGCTCCGGGGGCAAGCTGGGCTCCCATTGCCGGGTCTTCCATAATGGCCATATAGGCTTGGTATTCTTGTACGTATTCCGGCGGAATCGGCAAGCCCAACATGGTAAGTCGGTCCCAGAGTTCCTTCTTGAACTGTTGCTCGGCAACGACCGTGGCGATCTTCTCTTGCTTACGAGCCTGTACTTCGTCTTCGAAATCAATGGGAATGTTGACGGCTAGAGTTCCGAGACTAATCGGGAACCCACTAGCCTGCAACTGCTGTAAAAAGCCTCGCTCGATGGTTTCGTCGCGTAGGTTCATACTGCGGAACCGTACTTCCGGGATGGCCAGCTTGGGTCGCTCTTCTACATACTCGGCACCGGTCTCTTCATCAACCATAAGCACGGTTTCCATGACTGGGACTCGTTGTCCGCCTACATTGCGGTACTCGTAGTGACCCTGTCGTTCGGCCACGGGTTCCATGCGACTACGAATGAAACGCTCAATCTTGTGCTGATAGGTACTCAACATCTGAGTAATGAGCTCACGGTTAAGAGCACCACTGGCGTAGGTACCACCGTTGCCACCCTGCAGTAGGTCAGCACCGATACCAAAGACCTGCATGACCTTGCTCTCTACTCGCATAAAGTCTTGGTCTAGACGCGGCATACTTTCACGTCCAAAGGCATTCTGGATCTGTAGACCATGGTGGTAGGTCATTAGTCGGAAGTCCGAGTTAATGGCCATACTGAGATCGTCTCTCAGTGACTGTAGCTCAGTAGCATCAGGGATCCAAGGTCCATCTTGGTCCACGTCAGGGAGACCAAGAGTTGCAAGAATAAGAGGACTATACAGTCGGTCAGCAATAGCATCTTGAGCAGCGTTGAGGCTTTCTTCCAGCATAAGCATACGAAAAGCACGAAGCAGAATAGGAGTACCATGTTCACTCCATGGGTTAGTCTTGAACTTGATCTGCTTCATAATGACGTCGGAGACCGGAATCTCTTTGTCTTGACGTGCCCAGGCTACAACATCCGGGTACATCTGCATAAGCATCTGATATTCTTGAGCCGGTTCTCTACGCTCGATGAGACGCTTGATCTCCTCGGGAACCTTGATGTGGTACTGGTAGGTTCGTAGTGCACGATTTTTGGCCACTACTACGTCATTGGGGTTAATGATCTCGTCTTGGTCCCAGGCACCGATGCCATCATGCCAACTGCCCATGGCGAATACTTCACCCACAGTCCAGTGCTCACGTCCTAGATCAAAGAGGAACTCCTGGTAGTCGAGTCCGTCAAAGAACAGCTCGTTGTAAAACTCGCTGATTCTCTTGTCCGGGTGTACTAGTTCAATATCGAGAAGAGGATAGCGAGTATAGATATCAATAAGACTTGGAACGAGATAGTGAGTGGTGTAGAGTAGTCGAGCCCAGTCACGAATCTTACGAGTTTGTTCATCGGGGTCCTCCATATTGAACCACCAAGTACGCTCACGCCAATACTCGAATGGATCGTGTAGTTTGGGCATGGCCCACTGAGCGTCACTACCCGTGGCGGCTCCAGTTCTACGGTTAGATGTACGAGACATCTTGTTTTCCTGAAGGTAGTCATTGCCAAGACCGTTGAGTCTTTGACGTCCTTCTGGCGGCATACGAGAGACGTCACCGATCAGAGAACCACCGGTACGGACATTGCGTAACATGCCCTGGGTCTCTAGACGATGACGCACGGGATTACTGGACCCGGTAATACCCTCTTTGCGCATACGACTGAGCTCTGCTGAAGCGCTCCAGTCAGGTGACATTAAAGATTCCTATCTTAGTAGTTAGCGCAGCTGCAGGTGCTAACACCTGGAATGCTTTGGTGGCCACAATCGTAGAGACTAACGCCTACACTGATTCTAATGGTACCACCATTGTCATTCTGTATAATGGGGTTCCCGTTGAAGTCAAAGTTGGCTCCTACACGACGCGTACTAGCTGATCTTATATTCTGCTGACGTTCCATTTCAACTCCTTAGTTGATGTAGTCTCTGTTGGCCTTGACGTTTTCGTAGGGAACATTGAGGTAGGCGTACTCTACGCTGCCCTCTATGTCACTTTCAGCACCACCCGAAATAGTGATGTTGCGAGGAGCCTGGATACTCATCTGGCCAATATTGCCGTTGGCGTCAACTGCATTAACTCCGACTCTCATGGCACTAATGTCCAAGAACATTCCGGCTATGGCCCAGTTGACGATACCACTGCAACTGGAAAAACCACTGGCCACTAGTCGGTAGGCATTGTAGATGGGGAAGGTGCCAGGACTCAAAGAGAGCGTATAGGTGTTATTGGCACCAGACACAGTAGTACCCGTAATGGTGGTCCAGTGACTGGCCGTGTAGTCGTCGTTGTCCAAGTAACGGTTACTGGTACCCTGTACAGTAACGGTTCCACTACCCGTAAAATAACCGTCAGTGCTTAGAGTAACACCCGTGGACCCGATGTCCTGTACGCTTTCGTTACTGCCCGGACTACATACTAGACTAATGTCCGTAGCACCATTGCCGTTGACGTTGATATTAAGTCCAGGTGCTAGACTACCCACCATACCGCCACGCCAAGACTGGCCACTAATACTGGTGGAACCCTGGACCGCCGGGTAGGCTGGACTTGCAATATTGGGGTTCCCGGTAGGAGCACCGTCTACTCCGTACACCGTAACAAACTGTCCCGTAGGGTAGTAGTTGGCCTTGACCTGCTTGGGTCCTTTGCCTTCTGCGAAATTCATAATCTCTCCTAGAGACTCATATAATCTATACCGAGGTCTTGGGTTCTGTCCTCTTGTAAGAACTTCATTGCATTTACTGCGAAGTCCTCTTCGGCTACATCTATGAGTTCTTCGCTACGCACTACTTGTGCTGGAACCGGCTTGGGCTCATACCTAGGGACCGGTGGTACTAGAAACGGCTTCTCCGACTTGTCTTCCAAGGCCTTGAGTCCTCGTACAAGGTTGTCCAAGACGGGTACAACTGTACTTCTTAGTCCTTCCTCCAGACTCTGGGCTACAGTCTTTTCCAGAGCCTTAAAGTTCTGGGAAAGTAGCTCACGAGTGCTCTCTAGAACCAGCAGGTCTACATTGACTCCTAGAAGTCGTATTAGACGTTGACGGTCTAGATCCCACTCGAAATCGTAGCTTTTGCCGTCATAGTCGTAGACCTTACCGTAACAAACGTAGTCCACTTGACCCACTACTTCTACGTAATCGAGGTTTACATACTCTTCGACTACAACGGGCTCGACGACGGGTTCCGGACTCTTAACCTCAAGGACCTCCTCTACGGGTGTAGAGACGATCTTGGTTCTTCTGGCTCTAAACATGTCTTAGTTCTTAAATACCAACTCGTAGTCGCCCTTGCGCTCGACACTGGCCGTCTTGTCGTCCCAAACAACGGCGAACTCTTGGTCACCCACTGCTAGGATACTACCGGCAATCTTGGTGCTAGGTGTCTCTACGTAGACTCGAGCGCCCTCTAGTGGCTCTAAGTGGCTATTGGCTACTACACCCATTGTGAAGTCGACTCGAGCCTGACGAGTGTTAAACCCGCGACGTTGGGCACTGGCCGTTTCACCGATTGTGTCTGGAACTAGGCTTAGGTCCGGGCTCTTGACTAGGTTGGGGTTCATGGCCATGGGTACAGCGTCAGTGGCCGGGTTTTGCATTCCGTTATTGGCCATACCTTGCTGAGCGTACTGGTCGGCTTTGGTGTCTAGACCACTTCTTTGCTCCAGCATCTTTTCACGATCTTGTCCACTAAAGTTAGTGGGGTCAATGAAGTCTGCGGGCAGTGGACTCCCCGGGGGTAGGAAGTTGTTGTCCTTCTCGGCCTTGTGGTAGTTCATCTTTTCTCCTAAATCGAGATACGTACTCTAACGTATCTAGCGGGGGTAATTACATTTGTTAGTTATGGAAAGTACTGCCGGGGACTTCAGCTGTTCCAGACTCGTCCACATTGTCGGCCTGGGTCCTTATGATGGAAGCGGGTTGTACGGGATTGTGCATTCTATGAGGCATATGCTGAGTTTTCTGTACAACTTCAGTGTCTTCGATCTTATTGGCCGTAACACTGTCCGTCTCCATGTTTACCTCTAGATGAGGAAGCGATGTTTGACGGAAGTCCATTAGATTTTGGAATGGGTCTACGTCAGCGTCTTGAGCACACTTTTCATGGGCCCAGAGTGGCATACCGTTTACTGCCTTCTTGTCCTGTATGATTGGTCCTAGACCTGCAGCATTGTTGGGCTGGTCGCAAAGTCTACACGGAGGAATTTCTAGGTCCTTATTGTTGGAAGGGTCGATGGGGGACTTGATGATGGAACCGTCTAGTTGCTCCATAAAGGCACGCTTAGAAGAAAAACGTCGACGTGCTGTAGTCCCGTGTGTACGCCAAGAACCGTCCTGGATTCTGGGAATAATAGCGCCCAAGTTTTCTGCAGGTCCGTTCTTGCCTAGTAGACTCTCGGCAATGTGCTGACCCTCTTCGAGAGTGGGCTTACGGCCTAGACCCTCCTGTATCTTCTTGTGCATTTCATCGAACGAAGTATTGTGTAGTCCAACGTCTTCGAGACTAGGCTCTTCGGCCACAGTTTCGAGCTCGTTCTCGTCCTTCATGCCGAGTGCTTGATCACGGTACTGAGACGAGATCTGCTTGACATTGGCTGCACCACGAGTGGGTTCAGCATCCAGCATACCACGAGGCTTGCTTAGTCTAAAGGCAGCACCCTCTTGCTCGTTCTTTCCACCCTCGTGTACTCCGGCCTTGCGATCGATGTGTTCGGCTACGGCTCGTAGTGCCTGTGCTGGAAGACTATCGCCCTCTTGCTTGGCACGGAACCCTTCTTCGTCGTAGGGGTTCGGACGGTAGTCGTGATGCACTACCGTAGTGGTGCGCTCCTTGTCTTCGGGAGTCTCGTCGTTGGGGACGCTCTCTTCGTCCACGCCTCTTGCTCTACGACTCTCACGTGGTTCTACTTCTTCGTAGGGGTCATAGTTGGGGATTCTCGAGATGGGGAAGTCCTTGACTGTACGAGAACCCATGTAGAGACTCGACTTTAGACCCGAGTCACTTACCGGAACCAAGTTCTTTTCTCCGACGAGCATAAGACGACTACGGCCTTCTCCGAGGAATGGTCGACCCTCCTTCTCGGCCTGTCTACGGACATCAGCAGGAGTGAATGTAACGTGTACTAGGTGTACTCCGTTGTCGTAACGATCAATAGTTACACCAGTGGCGTGTGGGTCTGTAGTAAGACCGGGGTCAGTGCCCAAGAAACCCTGAGTGAGTACGTGTACGTGAGTTCCGGGTTGGATAGTGCCGTCCGAACCCACTGAACTAAGTTGGTGTCGTGCAAGTCCTAGTGCCAACGGCTTCGGGGGTCTGGAAGTGACTTCGGGCGTCAGGTCACTCTGTCCGCCTCTATTGTGGGTGTCAGATACTCGTGGACCCTTGTCTCTCTTGCGCTGATCGTAGAGATCCATGACCGAATCACGAATACGATCGATAAAGCCCGGCTTGGTCATGTCCAACTTGCCGTCTTTGCCCTGACGTCCCATGGACGATTGAGTTAGTCCCAAGTTATTGACTGGACATGACTCGTCACACATATTGGCGTTGCAATGCTTGAGACGCCCTCTCCAGTCCAGCTTTTCGTGGTAATTACGACGTCCATTACGAGTTTTGATTGCTTGTGCTCTGGGGTCGGGGGCATTGCGGTTTGCCCCACTACCAGCACAGTTTGGGCAGAACTCTTCGGGTTCCTTGGAGCCATCCTGAGTACAAGGACACGGGTTTTCTATGCGGTCTACTCTGGATATACTACTCCAAAGACCACGAATCTTGTCTTTGGCTTCTCGACTCTTTGCTCCACTAGGGTCTGGGGCCATCTTGGCTCTGATCTTTTCATAGTCGGGGTGACCAGGGCGCAAAACTCTCGTGCTCTTGACTTCGGGTTCGATGGGCTTCTCTTGACCTTCTTCGTCCAAGTCCTCGGGGTGGAACACTGACATACCCGGAGTAGTGTTTAGTAGATCTCTTAGCTCGTCTCTGGTTACGGCCATACGAGGGTTAAATCTACGACTGGCTGCCTTGGGGTTGAGACGAGTAAGTATCGACTTAATACCCTCTGTAGGGTCTACGGGAGGGCCAGCAGGCCACTTTTCCTCGAGTCTTCCCGGAATGTTTCTATTTTGTGTCGTCTGGTAGGCTCTTTGCTGAGTGGGGTGGAAGACTCGCTGGGAGTAGTCTAGTAGACTCCCCTTTTGGTAACCGCCTTCTTCTGCTGCCCTACCCAAGTCACTCTTGTAGAAGTTGTGGTGTCGTGCAGCCTCTGCGAGATCGCCTCGGTCTTCAGCATCACGAGCGTTGGACAGATGCTTGTATAGTCGATCTAGTCGTGATGCAAATTCTCCTACACTGCCACCTCTGTTGGGGAATAGAGCACCAATTCTGGACTCGACGTCTGGGATGGCCTTGACTACGTCGGGGTGCAGAGTTCCGTGTTCACGGTCAGAAGTGGCATAGGGGTTGGGTCCTACGGGAGTAGGTACATCGAGGTCTCCACGCTCACTCATTACGTTCATGTGCTCGCGGACACGAGCGGTATTGGCAGAAGACGGGTGAGTTGACTCTGCTGCTGCACGCACTCGTGATAGGTGCTCGGGGTCTGCTTCGATACCCGGTACTAGGTTTCCGACCTGTACTGAACGTCCTCCACCTCTACGGTCTCGCTCGGCCAGTTGTTCACGAGGCCCAACGGGGCCAGAGTCACTAGAACCCGTGTACCCAGCACTGGGAATCCATAGTACCTTTTGCGGAGTTGCTAGGTCAGACTTCTGCAAAGTCTTGATGGGGATGCTACTACCCAACGATACACCAGCAGGCATAACTAGTTCTACACCCGAACTAGTACTGAGGCAGTTTTTGCATGGATTACCTTCGGCATCTTCACCGGTTCCATGACAGGCGGTGCAGTTAGGGTGGGCGTCTTCGCGAGGACGGAACTGTACCGGCTCGGTAGCATGAGTACAGGCCACGTTTTGTACTGGACTACCGTGACCCGTGTGAGTTACGGTCTCTAGACGGCCGAGGTTTTCTCCTTCGGCAGGAGGTTCGACGGGAACAGTACCACGGCCTGCACAAGTGGGGCAATCGGTACTTGGAGTCAACATTTGACGTCCATTGCGGCAAGAGCAACTACGTTCCGACGGCTCTTGGCCACTACCGCCACAATGTACACACTTGACCTTGGTACCGTTTTCGTTCATACGGTCACCTTGAGTAGTGACCCAACCGTCACTACAACCGGCGGTACATGGACGCCCTTGTTCGCCTTCCGGAAGACCTAGTTTACCACCGCCGAGTCCAACACTCTCCGGTACGAATAGTCTACGGTCTTTATCGTAGCGCATGTTGATGTGGCCGGGACTACACTGTAGGTGGGGGACTGAGTTTTCACGAGCAAATCCCGTACGTCCGGTACTGCCGCAAGTGGGACAACCCTTTACGGCATTGAGAGATGTAAGACTCGAGTCAGTGTGACCACGACTCTTCCAATCGGCTCCAGTGGGCTCTACTAGCTCAAAGTGTCTAAAGTAGTCGCCTCGTGGTTCTACTACGGTAATACCCCTGTTGTTGCGTCGAGCTTCACGCTGCTCGTCGGTAAGAGTGTTGCCTTGCTCGTCAGTTGTAGGCGCCGGATGCCAGAGGCAGTCGGCCGCTCTCTTGGTTCTCTCGCTTATGGGCAATGCCTGTCCGTGAGCCGGCTTGTCGAATCCGTGAGTTTCCTTGAACTTTTCGGCGACCTTTTGACCTTGAGCACCTTCCGGCAACGGGTCGTGTGTATTTATGGTCTTTCTACCCGACTTTATGGTTATAGGGGCACCACACTCACAAATGTTGGAGTAGTCGACCTGGGGCTCAGTCGAAGACGGTGCTTCGGCACTAGGAGCTGCCTGTTCCTGTGGACTTACCAGACTCCGTAGACGCTCTAGACTAACCTCGTGTACGGCAGAAGCAATCCTAGTCGGAGCGCCTTGATTTCTACGGTTAGTTTCTGCAGCATTGGGACTGGGGATAAAGGCAGCCATGCCTTCAGGGCAGAGTTCAGCTAGACCGGGGATGTGGCTATAAATGTGTGGCTCCAATATGTGTCTTTGCATATTGGCCGTGTCACGTAGAAGCTCGGCATGTAGAGCTTGATGTCGAGTTACTAGTGCACCACGTTGTGAGGTAGGCACCTGCCCAATGTCAGTGCCTCTATTAACGATGTCGTCGGCGGCTTGACCTAGTCCAGAAACTTCCGGGTGAAAAACTCTCCAACCCTTTCCAGCAGAGTATACGGCAAACGGCTTTCTGTGCTCAGTCACTTCACGGTGTACTCGATCAATTCGAGTCTCTTGCTTTTTCTGTACTGAAATCGGCTTCGAAGACTCGCCTCTAGCATGCTGTACAAGAGGGTCTACGTCTGAAGTCTTCTTAAACGAGAATCTAAACACTCTACTCGCCTTCTCCTTGAGCTTCTAGTTGCCTACGAATGAGTTCAACGGGGTTTACCTCTTCACGCCTGGCTTGCTCGGTATTCTTCTGAGTAACCTTACGACTAATTGAGGTACGAGCTACAGCAGCGTCCTGTAGACGTGTTTGAGCTTGGTCAGCACCTTCATCGGGGCCATAACCACCAGTTGTAATGGCTCTATAACCGGGAACATTATTGAGACTAGCTCCTTGACCCCAAAGCATGGGGTTACTGGTAGTAGCTCTAGTTGACGGCTTGGGTCCTCGGAATACTTCGTCCGCGTGTCTACGTCCATGCTTAGTACAGGCTTCCACAATGGTATCAGCACCGACATTTTGTGGGTTTACAAGCACTACATCGTCACCGCCGAGTGGTACTCTAAAGCCCTCGGGATAGTTGGAGCACAAGTCTTCACCGGGCTTGGGCTTGTCCCTCCCAGTTAGGGCCTTGTAGGTTTCGTCGTCGAATGCTCGGTATTCTTGTTCGATGCAACTTCTCTCGGGGTTAAATGTCCTGTCGGGATTTTTTATCGACATCTATTCTGCTTCTCCCCTGCAGTTTAGCATTTGACGCTTAAACTCCTCCATCTTTCGAGTCAGTGCTGGATCGTGTGCACCGTTCTCGTCGAGAATACTGCGCACTCCGGCTCTCCACTCGGGACTACGTTGTACTTCACGTCTCTGCTCTAGACTCTTGACTCCAGTTCCACCACATCCTCCCGGGCAGTCCTTGGAGTGTCTGGACTTTAGGGGGTCGATGTGGAGAGAGTTGTCAAAAGGAGTACGAGTCTCGGGCTCACTCTGTTCGGGTTGCTCCGGCTCTTCTTGAGCAGAAGGCTCATCACGGTAGTCGGTGTTTACAACACTTCCACGAGACTCTGATGGAGTAAATTCCGAACTAAAGTCTTCGAACTCGGGAGGACCTTCTTGCTCGCCGGTACCACTAGAAGCACGAGCTTCGGGTACACTCTTGAGATCTACTCCGGTACCCTGACACTCTTTGTGCTCTCCACGGTTACTGCAGTCGGGGCATTCGTCGGCCTGTCGAGTCTCGGGATCAATGGCTATACCCGTATCATTACACGTATTGCAGTGTGACTGATCTTGGCCTGTGCCACCACAACCTTTGCACGGACGTGGCTTAAAGTTAATTTCTCCTGAGTCATTGCATACTGGGCAGTGCTTGCTACTGGGGTCTATGCCAGCAAGTCCTTTGCAACCGGGACACACTTCGTCGCCCCCACCATAGTCGATTGTATCGTCGTGTCCTGCGGGTTCGTCTTCGTCACCAGGATAGCTGCCCTCTCCAAATTGTCCGGGTTCTTGATCTTCGAAGTCGGGTTCATACTCACTAGCGAACTTGCTGTTGAACGAGCCTGTAACCCTGGCCGGGCGCTTAAAATTTATATCAGGCTGTCTACTAGCCTTGACGGCTCCAGTGGGAGCACACTTACTACAAACTCTTAGGTAGCCATGTACGGTGTGAGTAGCGGGAGCACTGTGACATTCATGGCAAATACTGGTGTCACGGTCGTCAGCGTTGGCCGTTTTGCAGTCTACGCAATGAGCATGACGCAAAGACCACTCTTCGTAGAGTGCACGAACCAACTTGGCCTTGCTGTCACTTACAGAGGACATCTTGCGAACAGCAACGTTCTCGATGTCGTTTTCTATCATTTGACAACGGTACGCGAACTCACGGTCACTGTGAGCTAGGAATAGGAACTCGCCGGTACGAGTCAGTAGATCGTGCTTGGCTTGTACGAGAGCCTTACCGGCCGTCTTGGCATCAAAGGCCAAGTTAATAGAGTCATCGTAGTCAAACATTGACGTCATGACATTCTCCGTATTCTGATCCCGAGGATCGCTGGACAAAGGGTTTACTAAGTCCTAGACTAGAATACGTACCGTATTACATTGGTCCGGGGAACAGGAATTGAACCTGTGTCCATGGAGATATAAGCTCCACTGCCGCAACCAACGCAGCACCTCCCCGGATGGCGGAATAAGTAGGATTCGAACCTACGGTGAGTTTCCCCACAACTCATTAGCAGTGAGTCCGATTCGGCCGCTCTCGCATTATTCCACAGCTCCCAGAGTAGGACTCGAACCTACAACCCAGCGATTAACAGTCGCTTGCTCTGCCAATTGAGCTATCTAGGATGGACTTCTAGGCCTTGGGCTTGGGTCCCGGCTTTTTGGCTGCAGCCTTGGCCGGTGCCGGTGGAGGAGTTAGTGCCTCGACCTTGGCCGTAAGCGTAGCGACCTCGGCCAGAGCGGCATCCAGTTGCTTCTCGACCTTGGTGACCGTAGCAGAGACCTGAGTCTCTACCCGCTTGACCTGCTTGACAAAGCCCGTGACGGCTGCACCAATGCTACCGAGCCAAGAAACTGCAATGGTGGTTACTGTTGCTGTTGTACTCATATCTTATCCTTTTGTTGTAGGAGAGCCCCCGGCAGGAATTGAACCCGCACCAGCTGATTACAAAACAGCCGCAATACCATTATGCTACAGAGGCGTTGTCTTACTCGTCGAAGTTTTCGACGGTAAATCTCACATCGTTGACCTGTGTACGTAGACTGTTCAAGAGTCCACCGATGGTCTCACCGATCTCCTGTCTGGTGAGTTCTTCGCTTTGGGAGTTGGTTGGGTTATAACTAATAGTTATGACAGTCTTCATAGTTAGTAATATAACGCCATCAGTTGGAAGAATCAACTTTTTTTATTGAAACTCGTACATCAAAGACTGCAGCTAGATCTGCAGGCATCATCTGGTAAGGGTTACGGTCAAAGATGACTCCACCGGCCCAAAGGCTCTGAGCCACTACTGCACTACAGATCATGGTATTGCTATTGGTAAACTGTAGTTTAATACCGGTAAGTAGTTCGGTGGCGATACTGGCAATGGTCCACCAACCGTATTTGTCCTTGAGGAAACTCTTACAAGCAGCAATTGACTGGGCTCTACTCTGAGCATTCATCTTGGTATTGACTAGGTAGTACTCGACATCTTGGTACTCGCTAATGTGACCGTAGACTACGCCTCGTCCTATGGCCTCGACGATGGTACCGTCTTCGTCCACGATCATGGCTGCATGGTTCCAGTGACTGAACGGCTTCATCTTGCCGTGGTAACGAATAAACTGACCGAATCGTATGAATCGTGCTAGGATACCCGTAGTGGATACTAGTATGTAATCACCCGGCTTAAACTTGGCGGCTGTTTCTCCGGCTCCATAGACCTTAAAAGTCGAAGTCGTCATTTACGTCACTTTCATATGTATAGTGTTCATTTAATCCAAATACTGCACTGGCGCTAAACCAACCGTGATTGACGGGTTCTCCGTCAGCGTCATCTCCGTTGCCTAGTGGGGGTACGGGGCCTTCTTCGTAGTCTTGGTTGACTACATCGTTTTTCTTGTTGGCGGCAATACTAAAGTCCAAAGGGCCTTGGGAGTGTTCACTCTGGGTCTTAAAACTATCATCGACTAGTGGGTCATTGCCGAAGAAGCCTTGGAAGCTTATCGGGGGTGCTGTACCCGGGTCTGTAATTCCTTCGTTTTGTTCGGTGCGCCCACGAGTTTTTTGCGGAGCCTGTGTAACATTTACACCACGCTGTGTAGCTCGGGCTGGTGGGTCTCCAAAGAAGCCACCAGCATCACCAGGACTAGTGGCATAACGACGACTCGACTGTACTCCGAATACCGGAGTAACCTTTCTGCCACCGGCACTCTCTAGATCGTTTATGTCACCCAAGACTTCGGGATTTATAGAGTTGCCTTCTTCGTTCTTTACCATGGGCATAGGCATGTCGGTTTGGGTGGGATCAGCATAGTGTAGCCCACTGTTAAATCTACGCTTGGCAACATTACCGAGTTCTTTTTGTGGAGGAACTCCTATGATGTAAGACGGCGGGTTTTCTTGGGGCGAGTTGAACTTCTCGTTGACTCCACTGTCACTGCCTCCGGGTCCGAAGGCTCCCACTGAACCCTCTCCATTAACGTGTGATTCCGTGTCTGGACTGCCGGACTTGGGTAGACGGAGTATCTGTACTTTGCGTATGGCCTCTTGAGCTGTAACCGAATGGACAAAGTAGTTCCATAATAGTTTGTCTCGGACCATTGTAGGGGTCAAGACGTCACTGACCTCTACGGTTAGAGTAAACTCGTTGTCACCAGTCATAGTAATTTCGGGCTCTGCGAAGTAACTGTCAAACTGAGCCAAGACCGACAATATTACACCATCGTGGTTCTCGGGTGTAATATAGGGATTAAATTCACAACGAAAGTTACGACGTGGCAAAGTAGCTCCTAGGTTATAGTCTAATTGATCTAGGAGGGCTTTTACAGGTTCGGGTACTTGGTCTTCATAAAGTGCTCTAGACTACAACCCTCGAATCTACGACATAGATAGTCGAGGCTCACGAACATGGGGTCGTAGCTACCTTCTCGCACTTGATGCTTGACGATAATGCCTCGCCAGTGAGCGTTGCCCTGGGGACCCTTGTACTCTTCGTCGTGTAGGTAGCATGCACCGGCCACTAGTCCGTGTTGACTAGTTCCATCACTGGTAAAACGTAGACCGTACATGAGAGTTTGCTGATGGCCCTGGCTGAACGAGTGGCCGATAGTCTTAATGCGAAGGTTGATATTTTCTCCGCCGAAGGGTTTACCCGACATGGGGTTATAGAAGAAGTGAGCGTAGCGTACACCGTCAATGTTGGCTATTTGCTGGTACTTGTGATATTGCCAGCCGCTGCGTTCTACATCAAACAAATGTGTACCCAGCATACCCTCGAGTTGGGGATTCGCGTTAATGGCTCGATCCACGCGATTTTCGTGGTTGCCTTCGAAGAAGTGTCGTTCGGGGTTCCAAACCTTGTGCTTGGTCTTTTTACGGTTTTCGTTGTAGTCGTAGAGCGGTTGGTTAAGCACTCTCCAACCCTCATTGCCCCAGTCAATGTCGTCTTGGTAACGACGACCCTCCATGGCCTTGGTACCACGGTCGTATTGACTAAGACTCGGCATATCCCAGTGGTCACCGATGTGTATAATCTTGGCTTCTTTATTATGGTAGTCTTCTACTATGAAGTTACCAATCCAGCCGAGATGATCTAGTGGTACATCGGGTTTGACCTGTGTATCCGGGATCATAATGTGTACTACCGGATCTAGATTTTCCACCTTAGTCGGTACCGTTTTGATCTTGTGCATCAAGATCCTCAGTAGAAGCCACTCCTTGCCCCGGCTTTTGGTTATCGTTAAGTCCCTGGGAGTCACTAGTGGACTTGGGTGCTACTCCTGGGTCTAGTATTGCCTTAGAACCCTTCATAGGTGTAGTGCTGTATCTAATCATTTATGCCTCTCTATATGAGCTCTAGACTTCCTGTCTAGATTCTCTTTGAGCATTATTGACGAACGCTCTAGGTTACGAGGGAGAATGTTGTGCCATAGTACAGCACCATTTTTGCAATTAATGATGTGTCCCTCATAGTGTCCATTTATATCTAGTAGTTTACTAGATAGTATAATGTCACACTGCCCGCAGCTCCAGTCACTACTTTCTATGACTAGATCTACTTCTAGAAGTTCTGTTTGATTTTCAGAGTCTTCTAGATTAAAGAAGACGCCTTCTGGTAATTCTAGTTCCATATTTACTTGGCTTTGGAAGCGAAGATACCTAGCTCTTGTAGATAGTCTTCGATCTTTCTCCCGTTGGATTCTGCAATTCTATTGAGGGCACTAAGGAGGATGCCCGTAAGTGCACTAAAGAGCTCTACGGGATCGGATTCTAGCACCAGATCGTAAGCTAGCTCCTCCTGTTCACTGACAATTGCTGTTAGTATGGCAACTACTCTACTGATATTCTCAGCCGTAGAATCCACCATGTCTCCTAGATGCCTAGACTTGCCTTGAGTTGCCAATCCCACTTTTGATGCATATCAATGCGTTCAGCGATAAAGTTAGCAACACCTTGTTCATTGTCTTTGTTGGCTTTGTCGAAGCAACTCTTGAGACTTTTGATCATCTGGGCATTCTTGCTTTGTAGAGTCTTGACTAGACCTTGTGGCTCACTTCTTAGGTCTCCAACTTCTTTGATGTCGCTAAGCCCTAGTAGAGTCTTAAGGCTAAAGGGAGCGACATTGCCCAACTTGACGATGTTTTCGGCAATGGGGTCTAGACTCTCGTAGATGTCCGAGTAAATGGTTTCAAACAGGGTGTGGTATTCTTGGAAATCAGGACCCTTGACGTTCCAGTGGAATCCATGACTCATGTGGTAGAGAATTGTGGCTTCGGCCAGACACTTTTTGAGGTGATCTACGAGTTCTGTAGACTTGGCCGCCGTACGACCAGCGTGGTGTAATTGGCCCCTACAGTGTAGACAAACATTACTATCACCGGCGTTATCGACCAACGGTGCATTACAACTACAACCTAGATTATTGATTTCGCCTAGTGCTGGATTAACATCTTGAGCACTGGAAAGTCCGCCTAGTACTAGAAAACCGTCTTGTAGTTGGTTCATCTTATAGCCAGTTAAGGTCGTCTCCGAAGGAGTCGTCCAAGGCTTCCTTGACGAAGTTGGCGGCAAGTCTATTGGCACTTGCACTCTTCGTGGCTCGGAACTCTTGTCCTTCTCTCTTGGCTCTGCGGCAGATCTCTACGTTGTCTACAAAGTTTTCAATGATACTGGCTCTCTTGACCACGTCTAGGATGGGAAGAGTCTTTTGCTCGATGTAGAACACGGCGGCTTCACGAGTATCTAGGGAGTCGGCTAGAAGTCGGGAGTGCTGGTCTTCTACCCAAACTTCTGCGCCGGCCGTAACTACATTGATCCAATCGGCATCACGGTACTCGTTCTCCACGGCACTTGCCGTACGGTAGAGCAGACTGCCATCGTCTTGGCCTAGGTCACTGGTACCGGCACTACTCACTCGGTATTCCTTGGCAATGGTACCACCGGGGAGGCTATTGAGGTACTCTTCCGTGTCGAAGTCCACGTACTCGGCAGCCAACTTCTCGAGCTGCTCCTTTTCCGTTCCTAGCTCTGAAAGGATGCTGGCATAGTGCTCCATCTCGAGTTCACCAACCGTGTCTCTGGAAGCGGCCATCCTAGTGGTGTCTAAGATCTCTTGTAGACGGTCTAGACGAGCAAAGATGCTCTCTGAAGTGCCATTAAACCAACGAACGTCGGCTGAGGCCGTCCTGGCTTCGTGGATTATGTCATCGTAGTGCATAATTAGATCTTTCCGTGTTCCTATCGACTATGGTGTCTTTGAACAAAAATTACAATGGATTATTTGTAGCCACATGCACATTCATAAGAGTTGTGTGCTGTACAAAATGGATGTCCTAGTGCCTCCAACATACCCGAGTCAATCTTAGGGTGTTCTGGATCCGCATCTAGTTCAGTGGCCAATGCGTAGAGTCGTCTACGAGAAGCAGTGGCAGTGGACAGAGGCCCATTGTCGGGACTTCCTGCACTGTCGATGTTTAGACCATTGGCGCCAACCATGCCAGTGGCACTTGCAGCAGACATGGCACTTTCTGGAGCAGCTGGAGGCTTAACGGTCTGACTGGCCATGGGGTTAACTGCAGCTGGAGCCGAAGTGTTGCTAAAAGACGTCGAGTGCTTATTGATTAGACGAGAGACGTGGGCCATACGCTCACTATTGTGAGCTGAAGCCTCGGCCTTTTCACGTGCTGCAGACTTTTCTTGGTCGTTCTGGTAGGTCCAGCACTTGGCCTTCTTGCCCGGACCCTTAAACCCCGGAACTCCCTCGACTTCACACTCTTCTACTTGTTGATCGGCGGTGGCTATAAAGCCGAGACTCGAAGACAAGATGATATTGCGACAGTCATTGCAGTAGATCTCGGGTCCAGCACTACTGACCTTGTGAATTAGCTGGCCTGAACAAAGTGGGCAGGGGTTCACTCTATACCTCGAAGAACTTGGTGATTACATCTATAGGGAAAACTGTCTTACCGGCAGTTGCACGGTTGGTCCCGTCGGTTAGCTCGTTGAGTCCTCGGTCAGCCTGTTCTGGAGTCATCTCCCCAGGCCGTGGGAGACTGTTGCTATTGGGCTTCATATTGAACAAGTTCTGTCCGACACTCTGCTGTGGAGTCTTGTTGTAGAATCTGGCCTCTTCGTAGCCGTTGTAGTATTCCTTGCTAAGAAGTGCTAGGTCTTCGTCCAGAGGCTTTCCGTCCATGGCATCCATATAGCCTTGGTAATAGAGACGTGTAGCCGTGGACTCCTTTTGGAATAAGTTGAGGTAGTCTTCAGTACTGGCTAGTCGAGTGTTTTCTTGCACGATCATATTCTCTTTTCCTACGAGGTCTTTGACGTTGGGACCCTCTACGTGACTCATGGGTACTGCACTATAGCCGCGTTCTAGTCCCTGTAGTCCTAGTACGTCTTGAGGTGCTGGACCATCAAGGCTAATGGAGTGTCCCGAATATCCGATGGGTCCAGTGGAGTGGTCGTCGCTCTCTATGGAGTTACTGGTCCCTACAACACCCTTTTGTATTTGTCCCGGTAGTCCGTGACCCTCTTCTTCACGCTGCTCTGGGTCCACGCTCTTGAGCATGTCATCGCCCGAGTAGTTGGAGTCGAGGATGTCGGCTATTCTACGTATCATTGTCATCTACTATACCGACCCGGTCCAGTTACATTAACTCTAGAGATCACCGATGAGGTTGCCAACGGCCTTGACGGCCGGTACGGCCTTGCTTACCGCGTATCCAGCAGCGCCTACTTCTGCAGCAGGTTTGGCCACGGCTTTAGCAGCAGCACCAGCTCCCGTGCTACTGGGACTTGTTACCGAATCGGGCTCTTGATCCATGGCGTCTAGACCTTGAGTTACGGGATTAGAGTCGTCGGCAGTAACTGCCCAACTAGTCACCACTCTACTAGCAGCCATTTGCATTGGGGCTTCCGGCTTGATGGGCTCACCGGGCATACGGTATTGTCCGTGATTGGTCTTCACGGCCCAGTCTTCGTGTTCAGCGGCCATTTGTGGGATACTCTCACTACCCGGACGGTATTCTTCGTTGCAACCGGGTTGTCCTGGGCTGCAAAGTGCCATGCCTCTAAAACTTTCAGTGGCTGCTGGGTTTCCACAACTACCACATGCATGACTATTGGAATCATAGTTGCTGCAGCAGCCTTCACCGGGTAGGCAGTGGGGCATGCCGTTGAACATGCCCTCGCACTTTCTACCACAAAGGCACTTGAGCATCTGCATGATCTTGTGAATGTCCTGCTCGAGATCTAGCTCGATTTGTACACTAGCTCCTCGGCCGAACTTATCGCGTACACTATCGGCCATAGGACTGTTTCTGATCTTATTGATCATATTGCCTAGACCTTTGTGCTTGCGGGTAAACTGTCTGGCCTTATGTACCCCGTAGCCCAAACCTGCAGCAGCTCCCATATCCGCTATACCACCAGCAACTTCTTGGATTGTGCTAGGAATGTAGTGAAAGCCGGGATCACTAGAGTCGCCACTACTTCCTTGATCGTGTAGAGCGTGACTCATGCCCTGCCCTACCCAGCTAATGCCTCTCCCTACGGCGTTTACTACGTCACCAGGGGCTTGTGCAATTCCGTGCAGTAGTTCTGTTCCAAGCCCGGCCTCACGCACTTCCCAAGTGGTATTCTTAGATGCATGATTTAGATTTTCAGTAGGTTGAGCACCTTCAGTACTGATGTTACCGTCTGAGACTACGGGAGCGCCGACTCCATTGACACTTTGTGGTTGAAAGGTTTGTGTAGAAGCATTACCCGTATCCGAGCCGGAAGAGCCACTATTGTCCCCACCGAGGCCTTTTACTAGATTATTGACCATATGGGCTCGGCCTAGACCCTTGGCAGCACCTGCTAGTTCACTTGCGGTACTTCCTGCAGCACCAGCCTCACCCGCTGCAGCACCTGCAGCAGCACCAGCACCTTCGGCGGCTGCTCCAGCTCCCAAAGCTTCTCCACCTAGTGCCAGTGCTTCAGGCGCCAGTAGTGCTAGTGGGCCGGCTATGTGTATGGTACTAGCCGTCATCATGTGGTATTCTTTTTCAGCAATACGACGTCCGGCTTCACTCTGGTAGACTTGATTCTCTGTAAGTACATACGGAGTAAATGGAGCAGTTTGATGTGCCTTGCGTACCAGATTCATGCCGATGCCCTGGTTGCGATGCTGTGGATCTACGTAGACTCCGTCTAGTACGTAGGTGTTGTCTTCACGACGCTCGGCTGTAAGATAACCGATTCTAACTCCGTCGAGAAAAGCCTCGGCCAATAGTCCCGCGACTACTCCACCGGTCTTGTACTCTAGTGGCCTTACACTAGCAACGTAGACGGGAGTAGACTCTCGGTGCTCTTCGAGTACTTCTTCGAATCTCTTGGGGATAGTCATTAGAGTCGTCCTATATCGGTCATGAGTTCTTCTAGTCGCAGTGAGCCGGAATGTCCGGCTAGTACGATTTCGGGCGTGATTAGAGCCCAACTTTCTTCCATGTAGCTTTGTAGCCAGCGCCAGGTGATCTTCTGGATCTTGCCCCAGGTAACGGCGTAGGCATAGTCTACGTCATAGCCAACTAGTATTATACAATGTCCACCTTCGATTTGGTTGTCTGCAGGTGTACCCGTCAAATCCCATGGTTCATTGTTGATAAATTGATTTTGATAGGTGTTTGGCAGTTGTACACCTATGTAAACTAGTCCATAGGCGGCAATTACACTGCGTAACTCATCAAAATCGGCATGATCAGTGGGTGCAAATGCAGCCAAGATACTACCGAAAATCTTATTGTTTTGCCAGTATTTTAGCAAGTCGGCTTCTACTGCACCCGTGTCTTGCCCATTGGTATAGGCCAAGTAGGCATCAATGACCTCTTGTTCAGTAGGCAATGTCTCGGACAACGATAGTGTTGTAGCTCCGGCCATACGAGCGTGGGCTATACCGGCAAAAGTACAGTCACCGTAGCGGTCATTGCCCAGCATACCCCACTCTACTTGAGGCGGGTCTACCTTGTCAGGAGCCTTGGGTAGAGGACTCGGTTGGTAGAAGGCCAGCATATGTAGACCTTGTGGCCTAGCGGGTGCTAGTTTACCGAGTTTACCTATAACGCGTTCTTCGGTCATTTAGAGCTCCGTGTTTTCTACGTCGTGACAGTCAGTACAGAGATTCCCCCAAGTGGAGTGCTCTGGAACTTCCTGGTCTCTCCCTCTAAGCCCTATTCCACAACGTCCACATTCTCGTGACTTTGTTCTAAATTTGGGGCCCCAACCGCCTACGGAGTCTGGCTCTAGTCTGCCTAGAGCACCCCATTGGCCTGATATATCAGGACCGTTCTTGGTTTCAGCGGCGTATCTAGCGTTCCAATTCATGATAGTAGTCCTCGTACGTATTTACTGGCCTCGAAATCACTGGCTGTAGCCACGTGTACTCCGCCGTGGCCTCTATGGTGGAATAGACATAGCCACAATAGATTGTTGGCACTCTCGACCCAGGCTCCTACGTGGTCGGGATCACTGATGCCCGGGTAGTCGGCTTCGAGCCACTTGAGGTCTACTCCGTTTTGTAGACTGAACTCGACGTGGGCATGATGGAGCTCAAGGGGATGTTCAGAGTCACACTCACTAAAATCATTGCGATGCAGGCCAATGGCACATTGAGCAGTTTTGTGAGTGCGTCTACGGTACGCGTCGAAGTCGACATAGTGTGGATCTCCTTCACGCGGCGGGTGGGCCGGGTAATGAACGGTGTACTTGTGGGTAATGTTAGTGTCGTGGGCCGGTGTATCAGTCACAGCAAGAGTCTCTCCACCCACAATTAGTGCACTTGAAGTGTGCATGCTCAGGTATCAGCTCGGTTTCACATAGTGGGCACTCAGTGAACACGGCATATCTCGAGGTGTTTTCCGTGGTCATTCGTCATCGTCCTCGAGAGCGTCTAGGAATTCTTGTATGACACTAGAGTTTTCTAGGGTCTCGTCGGTTGTTTCATCGTAACCTAAGTCTACTTCGATGCCAAAAATGGTTTGCAATAGTTCAACAAACTCGAAAATACTGATCTCACGGCTAAAATTGAGGAAATAACCGTCACTGGTCCCACTATCCGAGAGTGTTATACGGTAAGTCGTAGCCATTTTGCTCTTTTGCTCCTGTGGGTCCGGGATCTCGAATACCTTTGCAAGGTCTTTCCAAGTGACTGCGGGGTTTTTACCACACTTGCAGTTGCCGTTACACGAGCATTTACGGTTTTTGGGCAAGGCTTCCTCCGATCCGTGATGTTTTGGGTCTAGAGACCCATGAGTCTACGTGCTTCGTCACTATCTGGTACATCTTGGAACTGTACAGAGGGATTGAGGATGGGTGTTTCACCCGTGTAGGCCTCTTGACCTCGAGAAACGGGAGTACCGATGTTCCTTAGAGTGGTCGCAACATGATTGGTTAGAATCTTGCCGGCCGATCTCTTGCGAGCCGTGGCTCCACGCAACGGCTTTTTGACTCCGTGGGTAAATGGACCGTGAGGGTCTATGGGGTATCGCGGGCCTAGGTTGGGGTCTACGTAGTGGTGCAAGGGGAAGAGTACTCGCAATAGGTGGTCGGTTTTGCTTGCGTCTTGTCCAAGTCGTCGTCCTTGATAACACTCTTGCAGTTCATTGAGACGAAGCATGCTCCTAGCAGCGTGAATACCACCTACGAAAGTGTCATAGGGACAAGCACACATACGGTGGATGTTGCCGAATAGATCGTTGTGTACTGGCACACCTTCTAGAGCACTTCTATTGCGCACGGAATCTACACTGCCGAATACCGGGAGTAGATGCTCACCCATGGTGCGTGTTTGAGTTCTAAAGTTGTCGCTAATGCGGAACGGCTTCTCTCCGTCGGCAAGACCCACGAAGTTGCGAGAACCGCCGGAGCCCGGATTGCCCTGGCTACCATCGGCTCTGCGAGCGATGCCTTCACCTCTTTGTGCAACAATGCGGTTAAGCGGGTTAATGTGACCTAGACGACTCATCATGGTCATGGCTCCACGACCTCGTATAGAGGCCAACATACCCATCTGTCTGGCCACGTCTTCAACCATGGGAGCTCCATTGGGTCGAGACAAGGGAGTGCGTGTACCGTCTCGTTCCGTCTTATGGCTACGACCTAAGATCTCCAGAGATTTACCTAAACCGTCTCGGATTCGTCCGTAAGGGTTCATGAGCAGTCTTTGCACGGTATGTACTTCAGGCTTGGCTCCGGGTGCCACGTGTTCGGGCTTCTGGGTCAGTCGTAGAGGATATAGTTCGGCTGCCGTCTCTCCCAACATACCCTTGGGCTGTAGTTCGGGCACATGTCTGAGGTTGCCGGTACCGGTGTCTTCTAGAGCCAGGTGACTCTTAGCGAGTTCACTGGGCTCCTGACCCGCGTATTGGTGACCCGGGCATTCGGGGATACCACAATCCTGACCACGTACGTGGGTCAAGTAGTGATTGGCCAAATCTTTGTTGGTTTCGGCCAGTGCTGTCTCGGGATGTAGATGAGTGGCAAGGTCCACCATGGGTTGACCCGTGTCCGGGTGGAACGTGGTCTCGGTAATGTCTTCCCAGGGCAGTTTGGCTCGTCCATAGCCGGTACCTGTTTCGGGCCGAGACAAGTCATTGCGTGTACGTAGTCTGCGACTGGGGTCTCTCTGTGTTCCAAGCTCGGGGTTGGCCTCGAGGTCCTCCGTGGACATGTTCCTGCGCAGAGGTTGTCCCGGTACGGCCTTTGGAGTTTCGGGTTTGGCAGGTTCAGCAGCAGGAGCCTGTGACTCGGCGTCCTCCCACTCTCCAGCGGCATAACGACTATTAAATGTCTTCACAAAATCTCCCGTGTACAAGGGGCCGCCCGGGTCAGTGGCCACAGGCAATTTTTTTAGAGCCACTTTCTCCCATGTTTCAGGGGTTCCGTTACATTGACTCTCGACGGCATTTGGAACATGAATCGCTATTGTGGTGCTGGTTCGTGTGCGGATTGCCGCCTTTGCTGACTATGTAGTCGTGCCACTCTTGTTCACACCGCGGACACGCGTGTGGTCGCTGATCATCATGAGTGCTGCAAATAGCGTGCATTAGTCGGTCACCGAGCGTACTCTCGGGTCTCGTGGACAACACGTGATCGGCCATTAGTGCTTCCGGGTGATTGCAACTGGGACATGACGGGTAGTCGTGCTGTCCCTGATCCAGATGCTCTCGAGGCGTGGGCATTGCATAGCGCGTGTTCCAGTTCATGTAGTGCCCCATTCGGGGAAAGGCGTCTCTTTGTGGTGCTCGGTGTTAAAGCCGTTGGCGGCACCAACGTGACTTAGCGCGTCTTCGCTGTGACCTTCTGCGTCCATGTGGGTTGCAAAAGCCCTTTGGTGTAGATCTCTGAGATTCCCCACGTGGTCTCGCACGTCCTCGTTGGCGTCACGCCAGGCCAGGCCACCCGTAGGGCACGAGTTTCTCCAGTCCAGTGCACTCACTAGTCCCTCACCCAGGCGACCCAGAACGGCTCCTTGACCGCAACTACACAGTTTATTGGCATGTCGTGTTAGAGCATAGCGTAGATTCCAGTTCATGTTTTTTTCCGTTCTAGGAGATGGGTCTATCGGGGAGCATGCCCTGCATAAACGGTGTACCGGGACGCAATGAGTCCTGCATAGTGTGAGCTGCACTACTAAGGCCGTGTGCAAAGGCGTGTTGAGTGGGCGCCGAAGCAGTGTTGTCTTGTGCAGCAGTCTGATGTGCATCTATGGCTTGTCGATGTAGGTCATTGACTGCAGTTACGTGCGAGCGCAACGGGTGATCCGGGTGCAGCCCGTTGACTAGACCCACGTTACTGTCAATGTGGCCCTGATGTGTATTTATAAGTGCCGTTGTACGTTGTTCGGGTGTTATGTCTGGTATCTCCGACGAATAACGTGTATTCCAGTTAGTAGCGGTGACTTGATTGGGGTTGTGGTGTTCTAGGTACACGTGGTGTACTCCTTCTTGGTCGGGTCCTTCTACGCGACTCACCCGGAATTGTCCGGCAGCCGTGGCATATTCGTTGTGCTCGGGTACTGCAGAAAGCGAAGCCACTTGCAAACCTTGTGTCTTGGGTGGATAATGCATATTGACATATGAAAATTCTCGGTTGCCCTGATACTTGCTGTCGAGTAGACTCGTGTCTCCCGTGGACTTGGCTTTGTCGATGCGACTCTTGTCGTCGAGTACCCAGTCTTTGGCCAGTTGCGGATCAGAACTAGTGCTAGTGACTCCGGAACTTATGACACTGCCTGGTCGAAAGTATTTTGCAACATCGGTGGTACCGTGAGTCTTGTCGCCCAGAATAATGCCGCGGTGTAGTGCCGGAGTCTGTGACGAGTCGGCGTTTTCGATCAAGTGATGTAATTCCGGATACTTGCCTTTGTTGGTCCTTACGTCGCTGCCGTAGGATTGCTTGCCCGTGAATAGAGCGATCTGCTTGGCGGCTCGACCTGCAGCAGTGTTGTCGCCGGGGGTGTAGGCACTTCTCTGCTGTCCTAGTAGCTCTTGATTGTCGAGGTCTCCGCCGCCAGCACCCTCATACATTCTTTGTGTAGCACTCTGCCCACTACGTCCGGTATAGCCGTAGGCATGAGAATTAAGGTGTGCTCCCATGTCATCGAGCTCTTTTACGTGGGAAGTCTCTAGAGGTCCTCCCGTGGCTTGCATAGAGCTAATGTCGCCTACTACTTCTGAATAGGCATAGCGCGAGTTCCAGTCCATGTAGTCTGGTATACGCGATGCATGTAAATACATTGAGGGCGGGCGCACTGTAGACTTCGGGAGATGCAGTCGACGAGGGCGTTTCCGTAAAAGTCTCCGTCCTGCCCCGTGGCCCCGCTTAGAACCCTGTACGGAGGCCTCTTCATCCCTGTCCCACGAAACACCCGGGCCCCTTCGCAGATTTTTCGAGCCCCCCGGAAGAGAGAGAAACCCCGTGTTCACGAAACACCCGGGCCCGCTCGTGGTTTTAGAAAGCTTACATTGGACACTCACTGTGCCCATGTGAGACTTATCAACATCTCTCACATTCGACAACAAATCCCACAAGGAGGTGCCGTTATGGCACGCAACAACGTCAAGGTCAACACCCAGGACATGGTGACTCTCTTGAGTCTTCGTGATCGGGTCACGGAGCTGCAGCAGAAGTTCGGCATCGCAGACCGTGCCGCTCTCACCGAGCTCAAGTCAGCGGTGTACCTCACCACTGAAGGCAAGGAGCCTCGTGACTGGCTTGTGACGGACTTTGAGCTCACCCAGGCACGGCTGACCGTGGTCGACGGCAACATCGTCAAGGCCGCTGCCGGCTTCACTGCACTGTGGACCGAGCTCAACCCCGGCACGTTGACCGTGCGGTCTGGTGGCCGCATCGCGCGCGAGAGCATCAGCGACACGCAAATCTCGCGCATGATCACCATGCCCGGTGCCAAGGCACTGAGCGAGGCCATCACCAAGATGCTGGGCTAGTCGGCACCAGCGTCGCCCCATGCCAGAGGCATGCAGTCTGTTCGAGTCAGACCATGGGGCCCATGTCTCACCACCCGGATGGGACAGTAGACAACAAGGAGGGCATTATGCCCGAAGGCAGAATCCACCACTTGGCGCTCACTGACGGTGAGTGTATCTACTTGAAGTTGTTGCTGGAGTCTGTGCAGCCCGTGTCCGATTCCGAAGGACAGCACGTGGCCAACGCACTTCTCGAGCAGCTCGAGCAGATAACCCACGGGTGGTACGCGTAGTACACTGTTTGCGCAGTGCAGAGGTCATGGGGCAACTCGTGGCCTCGACAGTGCGCAAGCACATGTCATCCCTGATGAGAGGGGTGGCACACATTGAGATTGACATAGATGCAGGTGTAAGCACCGCAGTATGTCCGTTAGCATGCATTGATATGGTCCTTGGTGGGCTACCAGTCAGTGTCGTGTACATGGAACCCCCACGTGACACCGGTGGGGATGAGCGTCTCTACAAGACACGACGTAGCGACATACACGTCGAGTCCAGTCGCTCACACCACGCACAACTCTTGTGTTGTCTACTCGAGTTCATCGTGTGTGTTGTTAACGGGCATACTGGGGTGGTTAGCCATCCCTTCATTACCCACGGGCCATTCCATGGCCCACTACAAACAAGGAGGGGCATCATGCCCATCTCGACCTATGACACCATGAGTGGCAGCCGCTACATCATGAACCACGACACCATGAAGTTTACACGTGTTCGTGTCAGTGATGACGGCGTCCACCAGGGAGTCCTGCAACATGCCCCACGCGGCATCTGGCAGAGCTTCGTGAGCTGCAACATGGAGCTCAATGGCAGTCTCATGATCAAGCTCGACGAGGTTGGCCACTACATTGAGACCAGCCGCGTGGAGCGCATTGACGGTGAGCCCGTGGACGACACTCCACGTGAAGCACTGGAGTTGGTGCTGGGAGCCATGTTGAAGGCATTCCAGGGTTAACCCATAGCTCAACCATCAACACCCACTTGCCCCATCTGGGGTGAGTGGCGTAGGGTATATCATGCTCCCCCTCATGGTATGCCCTACGCCATTCACTGCAATGGCAGAACTGGAGGTACCAAGGCGCCACCACTATAGAGTTAGTGGGCGGCGTAGAGCAATTGACAAA